TAGCGATAATGTATATATTAATGATCAAAAAGCGCACAGATTAACAGATACTGGACCAACTAATTGTCCCCACGATGGTACATTTGAATCGATTGAAGGAAGCCCTAATATTTTTATTAATGATTTAAAATTGACAAGACTTAATGATAGTACTAAATGTAAAAAATGCGGACAGATGGGAATTCATACTACTGGTAGTAATGACGTTTTTGCAAATTAAATTTAATACTAAGGTGATCTAAATGTCTTATACATATGAATATACATATCCTAAGAATAGAGAAGCAGCTGGTTACAGTGGACCAGCACCTATACTTATTGACACTAATAACTACGTTCCAGGTTTAGTTGAAGTGAATGATCATCGTAATTTAATACGGGCTTCTCTGCAAAGAATATTAGGTACATCTAAAGGTGAACGAGTGATGCAACCAGAATTTGGTAATAATTTAAAAAGAATATTATTTGAACCTTTAGATGAAATTATAATTGAAGATTTAAAAAGTGAGATATACAATATTATTAGCAAACAAGAACCTAGAATTACAGTTAGAGATGTATATTTTGATATAGATTATGATAATCATACTATTATAATAATGATATCCTTTTATTACAAAAGAAGCGGTATTGAAGATAGTTTTAATTTTTATATTAGAGACTAAGGTGAATATTTGATGAATAATTTGGATTTAACAGATATTGAAAGATTACCAATTGATTTTGAAGAAATTATGGAGTTACTTAAAAATAGAGTTCAAGCTAGATTACCGAATAGATGGACTGATTTTTTAGCTAGTAATTTTGGTGTTGAATTGTTAGAAGCTTTTGCTTATGAAGCAGCTCTCATGAATTATTATACAAATATGAGTGTTAACGAATGTTTTTTACCTACAGCTAAAACAAAGACTGGAGTTTATTCTTTAGCAAAAACTATAGGTTATAATCCAAATCCTCCAAGTCAATCGGTTGTAACATTAAAGTTTTATTTAGACAATCCTTATTCTAAAGATATTATCATTCCTAAATATACAGTTATAACTTCAAAAGATGGTATACCATTTTATACAACTGAAAATAAAGTACTTTATAGAGGAGAAACTAATATACTAGTTGAAGCAAAATCTGGTACTTTAGTTGAAGAATCTTTAATTTCAACAGGTGAACCTAGAAAAAGATATAAATTAAGACAATTTCCTGTTAATTCAGTAGAATTATTAACAGTAAACGATGAAGTTTATACTCAAGTTGATTTTATTGATATTCCTGGTCAGGATAAGTATTTTATGGTTGATTATGACGAAGAATTTTATGGTTATATATCTTTTGGTGATGGAAACTTTGGTATAAATCCAGCTAAAAATTTAATTATTAATGCATTATATGTAGTGGGTGCAAATTCAAAACATAATGTTATGCCTTTTCAAATTACAACGATAAATAATTTTATTTATGATTCAGAAAATAATATTGTATCAAATATTAAAGTAATAAATGAACAAAACGCCGTTGGAGCATCAGATGGTGAGTCTATAGATGAGGTAAAGAGAAATGCCCCTAGTTTATATAGAACACAAAGTAGATGTGTAACAAAACAAGATTTTGAAGATATTACTTTAATGATACCTGGTGTAGAAAAAGTTTCTGTAATTGATAATTCTGTAATGGATGAAGTGGGTGTATTTGGTGTTAAGGTGTGTGTGATTCCTAAAAATCAAAGGTATCCCACTGAAGCATTTAGAGATTACGTTAAAAATTATTTAGAGAATAAAAAAATAATATCCACTCAAGTAGATGTAATAGATCCCACATTCATATTATATGATGTTGATATTAATGTAAGTCTTAATACGAGTGTATCTTCTTCAGTTATTTCTAATAAAATACGAGAAGTTGTTAATAATTATTTAGGGTGGAAAAATCGTAATTTTGGTGATGAAGTTTCAAAAAATGAATTATATAAACTGGTATCTAATATTCCAGGTATTGGAGTTATACATAATCTAACTGTTAATGAAAATCGCACGATATATATAACAGAAGTATCTTCTCCCAATACAATAAGATATGTAGATAATATTAATATGCTAAAATTAGGAGCTTTAATTAATATACTAAATTTGGATATGGATTTAGTCATGACTACAAAAATTATTGATATTAATGAAGAATTAAATGAAGCTACGATTGAAGACACAATTACTAGTGATATGAATATTGGGTATGGAAGCTTAATTTACCCAATGTTAGAAGTTGATATAGATCATAATTATGGTGAAAAAGAGATTGCTTTTAAGGTAGATTCTCTGATCAGTGGAGAACAGATTAATTATACACTGATGAATTTTTCAAATGCCACTATTTACTTTGACGATGTTCCTAATAAATATTATAAAGTACTATTTAAAATTGGTAATAAATTATATTTAAATGAACCGATTGATCGAGATATTCCTAAGAATACAAAAATAATTATAAAGAATAAAAAATATATTCCTACTCTCAGAGCAACAGTTCCAATAGGTTCAGATGTACTTTATTTTAATGATTATCCAAGATTTTCTAAAGGTGCAGAGCTAATTAAAAATGCTATGATATCATTTGTATCTGATACTATTACCATGGTAAAGAGTGGATCAATGTTAGATTATATAAGTAGTGCCATGGATCCAAGTGATTTGACCAAAATAAATAAAATATATATTAACAATAATATTGTATTTGAAGAAAATGTTGATTATAATTTAATGGATAATGGAAAAATAATAGAGTGGACTGCAGTTGGAAGGATGAAAGTTACACCTAATACAAAATATTATGTCGATATAGTTAAAAAAGTTGTTAATATTTCAGATACAGATATTATTTATTATGTTAAAGATATACATAAGAAGAAAGTTATAATTACACCAGTAACGGTTGCCAAATTAGATGAATTAACTACTTTTGATTATAATAGTGAAGTATATACCTTATTACCTAATGAAATTGCCGATGTAGGTAATATTAGTATTACTATTATGTGATAAGAGGCTAAAAAATGCCATTTTTATATTCTATACTACCAGAATATACAAGAAATAGTGATATACTGACAGATAATAACATTAATGGTAAAGTAAATTCATTAGAAGAATTTATGAATGTTATTGATGCTGAAATATTTGATGTAGTATCAGATTCGGTAAGGGAGATATTAACATTTGGATCTATACATAAAATAAGTGATGAATACTTACCTTATTTAGGTTATTTGTTAGGTTATAAATGGAATTATAATTTAGATTCAACTATTCAAAGAAATTTATTAACTAATATATTAGAATTATATAAGAGAAAAGGAACTAAATTTTCCTTTAATTTTAGTTTATACAGTTTAAATCCCTCAATTACTTTATATGAACCATATAAAGATGTATTTATATTAAACAAATCTGGTTTTGATGAGTTTGATTATGAAAATTATTCAAATTTTATTTGGAAAGCCCCTGTACGTGTGGCTACAACGGAAAAAATAGTATTAAATGGTATTCAAGTAATAGATGGTGTAAATGTTAGAATTAATGATAAAGTGTTAGTTAAGGATCAAGATAATATTGTTGAAAATGGTGTGTATATTGTTAAAGATGATGAATGGGTTAGATCAGCTGATGCTGATTCAGATTTAAAATTATTTCATTCTTTATATTTCGTAAGTGATGGTTTGATTAACAAGAATAAGGGTTGGGTATGTACTCAAGCAAGTTTAACTGAAGGTATAATTTTTAATATTTTAAAATATAAAAAAACAAAAAAATATTATCTACCTAGTAACAACTACTATTCTTGGGGAATAATTATATTAAGGATAAATAATTTAAATTCTGAAATATATGAATTATTATCATTAATTAAACCAGCTGGTTGGAAAATATTAATAGAATTAAGACATGGATTGTATTACAATTTGCATTTTAAAGCTGATAGTATTATTAGAAATAATTATGTTGATAGTTATGGTTTATCTACATTAGATTTTGGAGAAGATGAAAATTATTACAATGCATTTGTAAATTCTATTCATTATAGTACACTTAAAACATTTATTGATATTGTATTTATGGGTCAAACATTTGATCTAAAAGGTAATTACTTTGATAGTACTATTAATAATAATATAACGTTAGAACATATAGAACATTATAATTTATATTATGAAACCGAAGATAATAATTATACTTTATTGAGATACTCGTCACATTATAGTGGTCATAATAATTTATATGTTGTATTTATGAGTTTACCTCAGTGCTATGATTTATATATGAATTCTTACAGTACTGTATATGAAGGTATACCTATATAATTCGATATTTTAAAAGAAAATTAATTATATAATATTGATTGGAGGAATTTTTTAATATGGCTACAAGTATATCTATGGCAATATCACCATATATTGCGAGAACTAAAAAAGCTATAGAGTTTTTTGAGGCAAATGAAAATAAAACTTTACAAACAGGTATGATGGTATGTATTGCAGGTGGACCTGGTGATAATGCAGATTGGCCGAATGGTGCACCTTTGCCATCTCTAGAAACAACTCAATTAACTTATGTAAGAGGTTTTAAAAGATATGAAGAAATGTATTTTGTTGTTCCAGATACTGGCGGTTCTTTAAATGTCGGTGGTATTATGTGGACTAAAGTAGAATTAGTTGAACCTTCAGATCCAAATGTTTGGATGTCTAGGTATTCACAAGTATTAGCTCAACGATCAAGATGGTTATTTGTAAATGCAATACTGGGATCAGGAGAGGCTGATTACGCAACATATAAACAAGTTGGTTTATATAGTAATCTTAAAGTAAGAGACGGAGTAAATTATAATAAGAATTTCTTCACACCAGCAGAAATTTCAAAGACAGGAACTAGTATAGCAAATTATAATTATGATGGAATTCTAGAGTTATATCAGAATAAAGAAACTGTTATTACTAGATCAGCTGAGTTAGTTGAATACTTTGCTTGGGTTTTAGAATTTTAATAAGGTGGTTTT